ATTTTAGCCTCCAGGCTTCGCCGATTCGCATTCCTGTCTCCTTGAGCAACTGGAGGAGGGTAGCTGTTTTTGGTCCGCATCCAGCGATTAGCTGATCTACTTCGGCTTCGGTAGGGATGAAAGGCAGCTTTTTTACTCTGTTGTATTTGGGTGGATCCCATTTTCCTCCTGTCATTATTAGATAGCTGGTGTAGGCGTTCACTGCGTTGGCTTTTCTACCTGCGCTCCAACATTTCTGTTTGGCGATGGTTTCCTTGATTGATTCTGGATCGAATAGGTTAGCTCCTCGCTTCACCATGATTTTCATCAGTTTGGTTCTGCTGAGGATTGTGGATTCTGCGTAGCCTTGCTTTAGCATCCAGAAGGAATATTCGACGATCTTTGCTTTCATGTTTGATGGGGTGGGTTTCGGTGGCTGCTGTATCGTTGATTGGTTGGCTTCTTCGATTGTGGTCATTGTCTTTTCCCGCATGTTTTTGGGAGCCAAATTTTTCGTCCCCGTTGGCTGGGTGACGCAGATTTGGCGATTAAAAAGTAAGTCTGAGGGCGTATTTAATGCCAATCTATGAAGATTCTGAACACCTTCAGGGTCATCAGAGCGGTTCAAACTGGTTTCGTTGAACCTATAGCCGCAATCTCGGCAGACATAACGTTGTATGTTGCCGTAGTTTGTGTAGCGGATGCCGTCCTTCCAGTTTTTTTCGCTTCTGCATTCAGGGCACTTGATGGCTGAGGGAGTTTCCAGTTTCTATTCGCTCTCCCTTTTCATAACATGAATTTCTTTGATAGAATTTTTTGGTACGAGTATGCCGCTGCCTGATCCGCTTGGGTATTGAATGCTTTCGATGGTTCTGTCATGCTGTATGTTAATGTATGGACCTATCTCTTGGGCTAGCCATCCGATGGTCTCGCGTTCAGTGGCATCTGGCAGTATCCCACACTGGATATTGTCGCGATAGAGGACATAGACCACTGAGTCCTTTGGGATGGCTTTACTCAATCAAAATTCACTACCTATTCTTCATTTTTGCCTCCATTCTTTGTTTATTTAAAGAATTTGTCAGCCCAGATGTTTTTGCTCACTTTTACGTAATCTTGGGATCCGCAGAATTTTATAATGCGATCAAGCAGTGGGTCTTTAGAGTCTTTGAAGCTTTGTTTGTATCCCAGTTTGCCTACTGTTACGCGAATTTCTACGCCCTCTACGCCGGGAAGGATCTGATAGAAGCCCTGTTTGTCGCAGGCATACTCTTCTATGGTTTCCCAATCTTCAACAACATAAACCAAACAATCTCACCTCTAAACTATGCGGCCACAAAAGTTTAAGACATTTCTGCCCCCGCTATTGTGAGTAGTCACTTTGGAGGTGCGTACAGAGTGACTATTAAAAGACGATTTTAATGGTTTACTGTTCCAGATTTTGGAACGCTTCTAATGCGCTGAAGATTCTATTGTAGTCTGCTTCTCTGATGAACTTGTCTAAATCTATTTGGTTTAACGCCATGGCCAGTTCTGTTCTGGGCGTCAATTGATAGAGCCCTGTCTTGGAGCCTGCCATTGTTTTTGTTTCGCCTACTTTCATGAGATAGTCCTGTTTTTGGAGTGCTTTTACTTTTCGGATTAGTACCCAATATCTGAGGCTGGACATGCCTTTTAGCTTTTTAAACTGCTTAAACATGTCCCATGCTGTTTGTGGACTTTTATGGGTAAGGGTTTGGAAGATAGCATAGTTCAGTCTAGCTTTTCTGCCTTTGAAAAGCGAGATTCTCCCATCTGTTCGCCTACGCCTAGGCACTCTTTAATCCTACCCTGCTCTAGCACTGAAAAATTGGAGCAGAGTGACCCTTCACTTTTTTACACAAATTTTTTCACCGAAAACCCCTGAGAAAACGTTTGTGTATGCAAAAATGCCCTATAGGAAAAATCGTGGTTGCGTTGGTATTTAAAGAAAACTTCGTTTTTATGTATAAATTTGGGTTCTGAACCCTTTTTTGGCTATGTTTTGTCGGGGGGTGTTTTTGTATGCAAAAACGTTTTTACGGGATCCAAAATGATGAAGATTTTATTGTTTTGTTGGGTTATGTCAATTTTGAGGCGCTGGTTACGGTGGGAGACTAATTTGTGATGGAGCATTCTAGGTATTGGGATGGACATTCGTTCATATGTGTAGGTTTTTTTTCCATTGAGGTAGCGTCTCTTTATTACGTAATGGTAGATTTTGATGGTTGACTCTTTGCTAGTCATCCGTTTTCACACGGTGTTTTCTACTGGTTGGAGTTCGATGACTAAGCTGTCGCCCTCGAATTTGGTTTCGACTTTCAAGTCTTTGTCCATGAAGGGTTCTACGGTATTCTTGAACCTGGATGGTATGGTTATCTCCAGCTGATTATTTTTGTAGACGACTTTTCCGGGAAAATTGCGCTGCCGCTTCAGTACCCGCTGTATTCTGACAAAGTGTTCTCCACCTTGATTCATAACTTTCCACCACTGGAAGACATCTTGGTCGAGGGGGCAATTAAAAAGCAGCGATAAAACAAATAGACATAGACTACTGAGAGACTAGACTGAAAGTGAAAAACTTACAATGAAGAAGCGCCAAACAAGTGAAAGTAAAAGATTAGGGGAAAGTGAGCAGTTGAAGAGGAAGGTTAAGGGTACTTTCATGCTTCGATGTAATGGGCGTTTGTATAAGGTGTTTACGGCGAGACATACTGGAGATAACTGGTGGACTTTTGAGTGCTTGGATATTGAATCCAGGGTGAATCGGGTCTTCAAATATCAAATGTTGGGGATAATTAAAGCATTAGAGTCGGCAGCCTCCATAACAAAAGACCCCAAAGATATTCTAATGATAGATTTAGACAACCAAGGCAAATGCAAAATCATGACTAAGGATCAAATAGGCAAGGCTATGAAACGTCACTAATAATGAAGTGGTCAAACAAAAACAACTGAGGCATAAGCAATTCTTCGATGCATGCGCCCAAATTATTCTCACAATTCATTTATAGCCAAAAGCTAATTCTTCTATGGGGTAAAGATTTTGCAACAAATGAGCGTCCCCCAAAGGGGAATTGAATACAAGTTCGTGTCTGATCTTCTTCTTGATAACAAAAATCCCCGTTTGCCTCCAGATGCGGTGAAAATGAATCAGAAGGAACTTATGGAGTTGATGGAGCGCGATTTTGAATTATTGCCCATTGGTCGATCAATGTCGGATAATGGATATTTTATCGAAGAACCTTTGATCGTGATCCCTAAGGAGAGCGAAGACAAGTTCATCACTGTTGAAGGTAACAGACGCCTAGCTGCCTTGAAACTACTTACCAGCCCTCAAACTCGGGCACGATCTCCAGATAAAGACGCTTGGGAAGAATTAGCTAAAGCTGCCAAATACTCGCTGACTGAAGTGCCTGTAATAGTCCACCAAAGTCGAGACGATCTCATAGCAATCTTGGGCTTTCGGCACATCGCGGGTATAATGAAATGGGATCCCTTATCAAAGGCACGATTCATTCATGATCTTGTTGAAAGAAGAGGTGAGGAGGCTGATTTTAAGGAAATATCACGTCAACTGGGAAGTAGGTCAACTACAATTCGTGATAATTATGCAACATATAATATATATAGGCAGGCACAGGATGACTTCGAAATTGATACCTCTGAGCTTGAAGAAAATTTCTCGGTTTTTTATCGTGCAGTCAGTAACAAGAATATCCAGAAATTCATTGGATTCAGTAAAAAATATGAGAGTCCAAGCAAATTTAAAAAGCCCATTTCTACAAAAAAAAGCGAAACGTTACAAGAAGTCATCGAATTTGTACATGGCACATCTGAAATAAGTCCGGTAATTACAGATTCGCGCCAACTTACTATGCTTGGAGAAGTTCTTGCCAAGCCCGAAGCTCTTGAGCATTTAAGATTGAGTCGAAATCTGAAAGATGCATATTCCATGACTGGTGGGGAGAGGCGGTCTGTTATTGACAGCATCAATAAAGCAACATTTCACCTCGGCGAAGCCCTCAGATATGTTCATAGATTTAAAGGAAATCCAGAGGTTGTTCGGGTGGTTGAGCTGTGCGCAGGGTCTTTGTTTGAGGTACTTAAGAATTTTCCTGAAGTACGGGTCAAATTCTTGTCAGAATCTTGAGTGGGTACTTAATGCTCGAAGTACCGTCATTGCCAAGCGCTGAAACCGCGGCTGACTGGGCGGAAATATGTTGTCTGTTGGAAGATAAGCCAACAATATCGCGTTCAGAAATTGAAGTGATTCTTGAAGAAGGAAACGTTGATGCTGTGGAGAAAGTCATTGGTGATATTTGGCAACAGATCAATTGGAGACACTCAAAAGCTCCAAATAATCATCCAATAAACGCCTCAATGGGACGTCTAGAGAAGAAAAAAACATGGAAACAATCCGTTCCCTATTTTTTCATGTTACTTCTATCTTGTAACTGGTTTTACGATAATACTGAGATTAAGAGAAAACAGTGGGTACCAACATCAAAGCTCTTTGAGAAGCTTGTAACGGAAGCCATGAAAAATTATCTGGGTAATGCAATAAACATAGGATCTCCTCGGAGCGATGGCATTCCCACTAGCTTTAACAAGTGTCTTGATTATGTTTGCAAAAAAATCAACGAGCGAAGAGGACAAAATGACCCTTTAATTCATTGGAGAAAAGATGCTGGTGTTGACATTGTTTCTTGGAAGCCCTTTGATGAACGTTCGGGGCAAGTTTTGGTTCTTGTTCAGTGTGCAGCTGGCGGAAAATGGGGTGAAAAAACGAGCGATATAAACTTGAAGAGATGGAACAAACTAATCGATTTTGCAGCCGATCCTATTCGGGGTCTAGCTTTTCCTCACGTTTATTCCACTTCAAGTGTCGAATCGGAAGACCGTTGGTTAGACTATTCATGGGATGGGGGAATATTGCTGGATCGATTGAGAATCGCAATTTTTTCACGCATAAATACAAGATCAATGAGAAAAATGAAACCCGAACTCGTAAAATGGTGTTTCGACCAAATTGAAGATATATATACACATAAGGTCGATTAGGCATGTATGAAATAGTTAGTTCTAGAAAGTCTTGTATACCTGAAAAAAACTATATCATTAAAGGTAAACATAATGTGAAGAGTATAGTTAGTAAACCCGAGCCATTTGCCAACAAACTCTTGATTACGGAAGGAAAAAAAGATTGTGTTTCGCTTTTTTCAGGAATTCTTGGATTAGAAATGGGTCTTAACAAAGCGGGATTTGCGACAAAGATTGCTATTGACATAGATGAGACTGCCAGAGAAACAGTTTGCCTCAACTTTCCTGACCTTGATTACATAGTAAAGGATGTTTCCGAAGTTACTTCTTCCTTTATACTCGGAAGAGCGGGGATTGAGAGGGGGGAATTAGATCTGCTGTCGGGAGGACCACCTTGCCAACCTTTTTCGAAATCAGGTCTGCGAAAAGGTCTAGATGATTCCAAAGGTTTGTTGTTCGAGTGCTACAGGGAACTACTTGAAGGGCTTCAGCCAAGAGCTTTCGTTCTTGAAAACGTTAGAGGAATTACTTCTACCCGAAAAGGTAGAGATTTTAGAAGAATTCTCGAGGAATTTCGAAAGACAGGATATACTTTGTATTGGAAAATTTTGGACGCTGCAAACTACGGAGTTCCGCAATTTCGGCAGCGTTTGTTCATTATCGGGTTCAGAAAATCAATAAAGTTCTCATTTCCAGAACAAACAAATGGATCTCCAGATGAGGTCGGCAGTAAACTGAAGCCCTATGTTACTGTTCAGGACGCTATTAGAAACCTTCGGAATGTTAAGGACTACCCCCCATACCGCGGGAAATATGCTCATCTTTTAAAGGATATCCCAGAAGGGCTTAACTATTCTTATTATTGTAAAGAACGGGGGCATCCTAACCCATTGTTTAAGTGGAGAAGTAAATTCTGGAACTTTCTTCTTAAAATTGAAAGGAAGCGTCCCTCACTAACCATCCATGCAAATCCAGGAAATAATACAGGGCCTTTCCACTGGGAAAATAGAAAATTAAGTATCTGTGAACTCAAAAGGCTCCAAACGATCCCTGATTGGTTTGAGATGAAAGGTTCTTATTTAACTAAACATCGACATATAGGTAATGCTGTTCCGCCTCTGTTGGCTTTCCACGTGGGTGCAAAAATTTCTGAAGCTCTTGATGAAGAGTGTCAAATAGATAAATCAAAATATCAAAAACTTATCACTGAGGAGAGCAGACTTTACGGAATAAATTCAGGACATAGATCAGGAAAAGGCAAACTATGCATTACAAATGGTAAAAAGGTAGCTCTATTCCCCAAAAGAGCAATTATGACTCACGAAAAGGCACTCTGTTAGTGATTTTATGCAACATCTGAGACGAAAAGATAAGTTCGTAAAGAGAATTCTCAAATGGTTTGATGAGAATAAGAGAGACTTTCCTTGGAGGAATACGAAGGAACCATACAAAATACTCGTAACCGAGCAGCTTCTTAGAAAAACCACAGCCAAACAGGTTAATGACATTTATGAGATTTTTTATAAGAACTTTCCTACTCCTAATGCTCTTGCGAGAACTCCAAAGGATAAGATCCGGAGCCTAATAAGGCCTTTAGGACTTCAGAATCAGCGAGTCAAACTCTTGCGAGAGCTTTCTGTAAGACTAGTTGAGTTAGAAGAAGTTCCTACTGATGAACAGGGCTTGTTGAGTCTGCCCGGCGTGGGGCAATATTCAGCTGATGCTGTTCGATGCCTTGCCTTTGGGGAGGATGTGCCGATGGTTGACCGGAATGTCGTTCGAGTGATTAACAGATTTTTCTCCATTTTGCCACCCAGAGAGAATAAATTAAATGAGAAAAATGTGGGAATAACGCGTGATTTCATTGGAAGATTTTTGCCGAAAGGTAGTTCAAGAGCTTTTAATCTGGCTCTATTGGATTTTGCTGCAATTGTATGTAAAGCAAAGAACCCAAAATGTACCCATTGCCCACTAAACGACTTATGCAACTGGTATCACAAATTTAGAGTTACTTCATAGCCTCGGTGCACACACAAATCTAACATTGTCATTTTTTCCAAAACAGGTAGACTTTTGATTGATTAAGCTGCGCAAAACGTCGGAGCGCTAGAGCTAAATCGTTTCTTTTCGCTTTCTCAAGCCATTTCTTGTAGTCTCTCATGGTGAAGTGTCCATGCTGACCAGCGATTCTCCGATTGTAAGGATAAGCAAAGTTGCTGAGAATCTCTTTCACATGTGGTATTTGTCCCTTTAGCATCCGCTTGTTATATTCAGGAACAGCAAGCAGGTAATTGGTAAATCCTAATTTTTCTAGTTCATCCACTGCCTCAAGAATGGACTTGTCCGGTTTTGACTCGCAGATTCTAGCCATTCCAGCATGCTCCGCAAACGGATTATAACGCGCCATCACAGCAATCATCTCCACATAGGGCTTCCCACACTTAGGCAAAGAATCATGCAAAAGTTTCGCACCTGCCCCTATCGTGCGATATTTCGGATGAACCACAACTCGGGCGACCCGCGTCAGTTTCTCATTCAGCTCTTTCATGCTCTCGATCTTTAGAACCCTGTTTCGACAAGGAGCAGCACTCATGGGATGAACATAAACGACTGCTCCACAAACCCGATCCTCACGCTTCAAAACAAAAATCTTCTGCATAAACGCAACCCTGTGGCTACGGTAATGAAAACCAGCAACCTCCTTCCAGTTCTCATAAGAACCCTCTTGAACGTGCATCTCCTCAAGCAGGCTGCACTGTTTGCGCAGTCGATTTGGATAGTATTTTACGCTAATTTCTTTGCCGAACCTCTTATGGATATGCACGCTTGGAGCCAAATCCTCAAAAAGATCCCTGTGAGTTGTAGCCGCAACAACAGCTTTGCCTAACTTGCGAGCCAGCTTCTGCACATTAAAAGCCACAATCTTAGCCGTCTCCCTATCTAAGGTCGCGCAGAACTCGTCCATAATCCACCACTGCGCCCCGCTTTCAATCAGCTTGGCGAGACGATAACGATACTTCTGGCCATCACTAAGCTGACTGTAACGGCGGACAAACAGGAAGGCGTCATTCAATCCCACCTTGCTTAGCAGCTTCAGACCTTCAGTAACAGAATCTCCAACAGTGTCGATCAACGGCTTCTCTGGATCAACTTCAACATCGGACATTCTTGCTGCTTCCACGGGGTTCAAATCCCCGCAAACTGCCTTCAGCAGTACACTTTTTCCAGAGCCGCTATCACCAGTCACATATACAATGTCCTGAGACCCAATCTTCAACTCTACATCATCGTAGAGAACATGCTTCTGAAAGTCGCTGATCCCCAACCCGAAAGCCTCAGCCACAGCAACTGTGCGGTCAGTGATGTCAGTCTTGGTTTTGTATGCAATGTTAATGAGGAATTTACCTGAGCTTCGGTCATATCTCCTAGCATATTTGGTGATTCGGAAAAATTCTCTGCGTCTCAATATGCCCTCACTAACTCGGATTCCTCACTCATCTCCACAGTAGCATACAAAGCCAAAGCAGTTGCCCAAAACACGTCATCATGCGTGCCCTGCGGATGATTAAAAGCTACGTTGCCATCCTTGCGAAGCTCAAACCTTTCCACATTCAACTCAGCAACATACTCGCAGCGATAGGGCTTATCCCAGCTAAAATAAGGATAAAAAAACCGCTTGTTAACCATCCTCTGCTTCAAGAGGCTAGCCATCTCCTGTTTACGAGGCAACGTAAAATTGACGCCCTCAATATTCAGGATTCCAGCGTTTACCATATCCTCTACAATATAGTCGCCAACGCCTGTTTTGTCAGCACGCAAACACCTGAACTCACCAATACGGTCCTGGATAACTTTAATCCAGCCGATAACGCTGGCGTAAGGCACTTCATGAGGCCAAATCTTCAGATATCGAAGAAAATACTTTGTCTCCACATCTTCAATCAAAGCAAAGGCAGAATAGTCCTGATGCTTAGCAAAGTCAAGTCCAGCAAAGAAGTTTCCATCATGATCAACATCTATGCGAAAGAGCTGCAAATCCTCGCCGCACGTCTTCACAGTGCCAATACATTTCGTGATGAGAGATTGGTTTAGCCATGCTGTTTCATCTTCTGCCCATTCAGCCTCCATCTCCCGCTTCCAACGCCAAGGATCCTCAGCAAATTGTTTACGAATTTTAGCGAGAATGTTCTTTTGCAGTGGACCGTTAGGCTCTTGAGCTTGCTGCCAAGATACATGACTTGTTACAAAATCGCTAAAATCTTTATGATTAAAAATCTTGTAGAAAACTGAGTCTGTGTTCCATGGTGTGCTGCTGCAAATGAATTTGCCGTCTGTTGTGCCAAGCGTGAAAAGAATCGCATCGTACATTTCCTCGTCGTTGGGAAGAAAATTCATTTCGTCACAATAGACCACATTCAATGTTGGTCCCCGGATGGTGTCCGGGTTGTTTGGGAAAGCCTCGATAACGCTGCCATTAGTGAAGCGGAGGACCGTGCGAAGAGGCTTCAAATACCTGTCCTGAGGCAGCTTCTTCAGGAAATAGGTGATTCTGCGAATAATATACTTGGCTTGCCTCCAGCTTGGACCCACAACAGCAATGTAACTGTCATCATGCGTCACCGCATACCACAAGAGCAACGCGCTAATAATCCAGCTTTTCCCACTCTGACGGCACCATCTGGCAGCAATAAACTGATTCTCCAGAAACTTTTCAATCAAATCAACCTGATATTTTGTAGGCTCAAAACCCACTACTTGACGGAAGAACTCAACAGGCTTCTCACTAAGCTTCTCCACATGCCGCTTTTGCCGCTGCTTATGCCGTTCAGTCAACTCATCGAGCAACTTCTGCTTCGTTTTGCTGTTTTTTTCTTTCCATGCCCGAGGACTCTTTTTCAAGCCGCTGCAACTCCTTAATCACTTTGTCAACCTTCGCTTCAATCTCCCGATAACCAACATAATCAGCGAAGTGCTCCTTGTACGCCCTCACCCCGATGATGATAGTGCGCAGCCGCATCACCTCAGACTTGTCAAGCCCAGGAGTCTTCAGTTCGTTGATTGTGGCAGCTAAAACTCGCAGCTGATATTCAACGCTAGGCAGATCCTCCGGAAGCTTAAGCTCATTTGTTGTTGTTCGAGACTTCCTAGGACCCTGAACAACAACATTTAAGCCCAAACGATGCGCCTTCATCCGCACAGCGTCCACACTACGACCTAACTTGTCAGCAATAGCCTCCACGCTCTCCCCTACACCAACCAGCTGCTGCAGCTTCGTAACATCAGCTTTTTTCCATCTAGGCATGGCTTCCAATCAGCACCCCGCTTATCGTTCCAATCAACCCGGTGATAGCCGAAAAGATTTCGTTGCTCCACGACCCTAAAACAACAAGATGAGCAACCTCCAAAGCTGACAAACAAACAGTCATGCCAACCGCAAATTTTACGCCCCAAACAAGCCTCTCATTAGGCTCCTCTCGAATGACGCGTCCACGACTAACGCGTTTCCGAGTCAAAGCTCGCCTAATCAGGTCTGCCATGTGTGCTCACCCTCCGCTGAAAAGTACGCTGGTGACTGAATGCCCTACGCCCGCCAAGCAAAAAACTGTTAACAAGCTTACCCGCTATCTGCTCAGAAATATGCTCCTTAGCTATGACAGCCACGTTGACAGCCCAACTCAACGGGATAGCCGTATAATCCAAATCGTACAGTCCATCAGAATACTTGAAGCTGTTCTGCGCCAAGACAATATGCTTCGTTTTGTCACCGATCAAACCAACAAAGATCCCCCAACTCATCACAGGCACATCAATACTCACGCCGCTGCCACTACTCTTTCCCACGGATGCGTCATACCACTCAACGCAAATCAAGTCTCCAGGATTCACTTTCGCCAAAAATTTTCGCAAATCTTTTCTAGGCAACTTAATTCACCTTCTGTTCCAAACCCTGTTTGACGACCATTTGGATTGACATACATGGGATCGAAGCCTGCACCTTGAGCTTCAAGAACATAGCCACCTGTACCTTCAGGAAGCCGCGCTAACAGAAACTTACCGCTTGTAATCTTGGAAGCTGGAAGGTCTGGTATATCAGCCACGACAAGAGACGCATACATAGGATCGTATCCGGCACCGTATGCCCTCAGGAATTTCCCAGCTTCACCCCTTGGCATCCGAGCTAACGTAAACTGTCCACTGGTGATTATGGCTGCGTCTGCAAAGACATTCTGCAATACCCGAGCTGGAGTAATAACAACATAATCGCTCGCATAGTTACCGATGTTCAGCTGAGCCAATCTTCCATAACTGGTAACAAACAGATATTTAGTGTGAGCTTCCTTCCAACGTTTTGTCTCAGCACCAAAAACGCCATGTTCATCATCCGTTGGATTGAACTGATGATCAACAGGTGTGTCACCAGCTATGTTTTTTGTTCTAAAGTTAGTTATTGCCGCTGTATCGCTTCTTGGTCCAATATATGTTGGTGAAAGCCAATCGGGGATTCCTCCGCCGCCACCGCCTCCGCCCCCACCGCCAACAAGGCTTCGGAGACCAGCCTTTGTTCTCATCAACTTCTCAGCAGTGATAGTCGTAGACCGGAGACCATACAGATAGTCAGCCAGCAGTGGCTTCTCTTTTCCCAACTCCATGGTGATTTCTAGGGTCTGCTCTTCAGCCAATACGTGATATTCAACGCTTATAACCCGCAAGTCAGAGTCTATGTTCTCGTTCGGAAGGACGACATGAATCTTGTCCCCAGCCAAAACAGGATTAGTACCATAATCGATAACTGTGCTGCTTATAGTCAAAAATTCTGCATAGTCCTCAAGG